GCCCCAACATCCGATAAAAACTTCCCAAATACTCATTCTGAGTCCTCCTCACAATAATGTTCTTCGCTCTCATCAATCCATTCGGACAACAATTCTTCAAGAACTTCGTTGCCGAACTCAACTACACGACATGACAATTCGTTAGAAATTTCGTCTAACACGAACTCGCATTTGTTCTCATGCCAAGTGGGCTGATGCCCTTGTATGTCCTCGGGTATCCATTTCACTATTACTTCGTAACCCATAATTACCTCCATAATCAAGTCATGCTGGACTCATCAGCAACCGCAACACGGTTAGACACCCACAACACACAACACGCTGTGGGCGTTTCGTCCTAAAGGTTTGTTATATCAACTCCATTCCCTTGATTGTGGACACAACCCATTCCACAGGGTTCTCCATCATCGTGCTGAACCGCTCCTTGAGGCGTTCAATGCGAATGTCTGCACCATAATCAGCCGCATACTCTGTATGTGTTGTCGCACCATACGAATGGCTAGAACCGCATCCAGCGAGTTCACGAACCGAGAATGTGATACGCCTCAGCATTGACGGGTTCGCCAAAGCGAACATCAACTCATCAATGTCCATCTGAGCCGTAGCGTCATGCAACTTGACAACCGTAGAGTGAACCCGATTACCGAAGGTAACCGCAGTCTCGCCCCACACTTCACAAGCGACACGCATCTTCTGCAAAGTGTCCACCAAAGCACACAGCACAATGCCACGCTGACGAATGAACTCGGCACTGAATGATGCAGATGCACCGTAGTCAATGAATATTTTGACCACACGACCCATACGCTCATTCGGCATCGGAACGAAACTGTACATGCATTCAGGTTCGCCAGTTAGCCAACGACCCACATCAACAGCACCACCTGAGGTCGCATATTCCAACTCCGAAACCATATCCAAACGGTTATCAATCTGCTCAGACAATTGCGACATGATTCGCTCAACCTCGGGACGAACCGCATGCCAGCCCTCAACAGCCAACTTGTGAGCCTCCGCATAGTTCGCAGTTTCACAAAATGTGGTATCGCCTTTATCTGATTGCTGTTTGTTCGGGTTCGCATTGGCATAAGCCAACATGTCACCAAACGAATCAAACTTATCTAGCAGAATGTTCTTACCATTAACCCAAGTTAATGTACCCATAATGAAACCTCCCAGTTTCGTAGAAACGATATTGAATGATAACCGATGCCACTAGATAGTGACACCAGCCATCACCTTGTCCAACTGCTCAGGCTTGAGTCCAGCGGTTATCTGTGTCGCAAACGCCTTCGCAGGAGCCATTCCAGCACCAATCTGTTTGGCACCATTCAGTGTGTTGCGTGGGGTAACCAACACTCGCAACCCAGCACTGAACACATTGGCTCGTGCTTTGCGAATCGCTGTTATCCACAGACGGGACACATCCAACGACAAGCCAACCGAATTAAGCATCGCATCTTCAACATTCTCATCAATGTCAATGTCAATCGTTGCAAAACGATTCAGAAACGCCTTGTCAATCGGGTTACGCCCCACATACTCGGCAGTAGCACCGTTACCGTAGGTATTCGCTGTGGCAATCGCAACGAAATTCGGATGCCGTGAAACCATGCCATCGGCAAACGCCATAGCATCGTTCGCAAGGGCACTGTTTAACACATTGAGCACATTCGGGTTGCCGTTGTCCACTTCGTCCAGCAAGAACACACCGCCATGCTCAAAGATACGGCGAAACTCGGTACCAACATAGTTGCCACCGCCAGCCATATAGCCCACCAACGCCGATTCAGGAGTCTGCCCCGAAACCGACTTGGATGCAAACGGCACATTCAAAGAATCAGCAACCTGCTTACCAATCGTAGATTTACCTGTACCAGCAGAACCCACAAGGTAAGCATGGACACCAGCACCAACAGTGTGCAAAATATCGGTAAACCGATTATGCAAAACACCTTGAATCTGAACCGTAGGTTTATTGGCAACCGTGATATTCATGACCTGAGGACGAAGCGAATCAATCTGCTTGGTAACCTCATGCTTGAAGCCATTAAACAGTGGGTCAATCGCATCGGCAACTAGTTGCTGAACTTGTGTTTCATCAACCCCAGCCTTGAACTTGTCCAATGCAACTTGCACCGCATTATGCACCACAAGTTGAATCGCACCATCCAACGAACCAGCCGAAACCGTAGGTTGAGGAACCACTACGGGCTCATAAGGCACTGAATGTACAGGAGGCGAATAAACAATAAATGGCTTGCCATTCACAATGGCATCATTAATCGCAACCAGCGAATGATACTGAGCAGGTTTACCCTTGAAATAGATACCGAGAAAATTGCATAAAGCAATCTTCTCGTTTTTCACACAATCACTAAAGTGTTTAGTGCTGTTGTCCTCAAAAGTGACAACATAATTACTTGAGTCATATCCTATGACTTTTAACGATTTAACTGCACTCATGAAATGACCTCCCAGTCAAGTTGTGTAATGGCTGTCCGTTCACGGACATCTAATGACGAGCACCATGCTCGTCCACCATCGTATTCAATTAAGTATAGCAAAACTATCTATAACATTTCAATTCCGTTATATTCATAGCGTGGCTTGCCACCATTACGGCGAAATTTCCATCCCGAAGGCATAATTTTGTTCATGCCCTGCTGGTCGGAAGCACTGCCCCAACCAGTAGAAATCGGAAAAAATTGCCAAACATTTTTATAACCACTATCCGTAAAAGCACCCATGACCGTACCATGATGCTTAACATAACGGCGTTTACGACCAGCGCTATCCAATATGTCTTGATAAGACCACTGACCACACTTACGCTCAGAACCCTCACGGAACCATTGACCCGATTCGTTCGGGTTAATATGTGCCAATTTCATAAATGAACCCCCCAGTCCATGTTCGTAATCGCTACTTAATCTGCATAATTGCATCGTAGATGGTAACAGAATCGCACTGCTACAAGGACACTAGCCCCACCTATTCGTGATTCACTCGTAAAGGCATAATGATGCCACACCATGAATCGCTCCGCAAATTCATTCGCCATGTCCCCGAACCGCAACACCCTCAAAGTGTGCCGATGACTACGCAAATGAACTTGCCTCAGTCTGTGAATACCGAACCGCTCACGATTCCATAATGCCGATGCACAATTACCGCATCCCGTATTCACTGCCCAACCTCTAGACAAAGGGCACTTGTAGTTGAGGGCAAGCCACAGAACCACACAGCGACAACCTATGAGCCATCAGATTACCCGATGGAGTTGCCTATCGTCTGATATGCCTCGTCATTGGGTCGCAATGAGTCATCAACAATTCAGAACCGATGCCAAACACTATTACACATCCCAAAACAAAAAGCAAACATCAAACCGCACGCCTTTTACACGCCTGTTTCCCTACGCATAATGCGCACCGAAATCACACACTAAACAGGCGGTTTGCCAAAACGCCATACCCCCACCAAAAATCAAAGGTTCGTTTAGCAGTCCGTTTCGCACCCGAATGACGCCTAAATGATGTGCATTATGTACCCATGACTGGTACATGTGCCCACATCAGGCGACCTCTGATTTGCCTGTAATCATTATGGTCTGATATATCACCGAAATATCAACTTATCCACACTGTCACATCCACGCATGGGGGCATGGGGGGGTACGGGCATGCACTCTGTGTATGATTCTTATAGCCTAGGGTTGGAGCAAACTTTTTTTAGGTTCGGATACCCCCACACCATGTTTGTGGGTCCCCCTACAAAAATATAATATATAAAATTTTTAACAATCCCATTTACGCAGCGCTAGGGCTTTGCGTGTTGGTCGTCCTTTGGAGTCTTTTAGTGGTCCTTTGGAGCCGCCCATTCGTGCGCAGAACGATTTGCGGCGTGCAGCCGCTTTCGGTGATTTGGCTGCTTGTTTTGCTGAGACAGGTGGTTTCAGTGTTCCTCCTGTTTGTGCTTTGTATGAGGCTCGTCCTTTGGCGTTGAGTCCACCTTTAGGGTTTTTGCCTTCTTTTCTTGTCCATGCAGCAGTTTTTGGCATTATTGGTAACTCCTTGTTTTTTTTGCTATGGACTTGGGTTGTTTAACAAACTGTTTACCAGCCTTGGTGCCTTTACGCTTTGCGGCAGTAGTCTTAGCGTACTCTTTGGCAGATAATGCTTTAATGGCTTTAGATGGTAGGTACCGTTCACCAGTAGCCTTAGGTCCCACTGTAGATGGTTTACCTGACTTAGTACGCCACTTCTCTCCAGACCATTTACTGAGCGATGATTGTGCAGAGGTCTTAGGTCCTGAGTATCCGCCTCCAGCCTTCTTGTAGCGTTGCGCTACTATTTGTGCTTTGCGTGCTGACCATTGCCCTGCTTTGCCACCATCGGTACCAGATTTAACAGCAGACAATATGCGCTGTCGTAATTCAGGTTTAGTGTATGCCATTGTTGTCCACGCCTATTGTGATTGTGAACAGCACAAACTGTTCTATTGTGTCGCTTCGTGTTACTCAGCGACCTACACTATCCAGTATCCCTTACCCCCCCTATAATCCCCCCCGTTGTTCCCTACGGAACAGAAAGAACATTAATAGCATGGACAAAGAAAACATCCTAGACCCGAGACAAGAAAAATATTTGAACTGGCTATGCACGCCAGCGTCTGGTCGGATTCCTAGTTCGCAAGAGAAGTATGCTCAGCAGGAAAGTATTGACCCGACAACTCTTAGACGCTGGCAAAAAAAACCGTCCTTCAAGGCGGAGTGGGCTAAACGGGTTGAGGACTTGCAGGGTTCTCCTGAGCGGTCACAGAAGTTGTTGGATTCATTATATACGAAAGCGTTGGATGGCGATAACAAGGCTGCACAGTTATATCTTCAGGCAACTAACAGGTTGGCTCCTACACAAATTAAGGTTGAGCACTCGCAGAAGTTGGAGGACATTTCTGATGCAGAGTTGGATGCGTTGATTGCTAGGGCTGCTTTGGGTGAGAAACATATTCGTCAGGAAACAGAGTCTTTTGCTAGGGAACTAGAGGAACTATAAGTATGGCTACAACTAACGATGCAATGTTTGTGTCTTTGCAGGCACAGTATCCTAGTTTGTCCACTTTGGGTGACATGATGTATGCCTTTGCTCAAGATAACGGTTACAACTTTAGTAACACTTTGGGTTACGAGTTTTATGCTGCTACTGGCGCTACGGGGACAACTCGTGGCGATTTGGCTAATTCGTATTGGAATGACCCAGATTTTGCGGTTTCCAACTTAGAACAGGAAGATGGAACAGATTTGTTACTAGAGGATGGTTCATTCGTTTTAATGGAGGCTGGTAATGGCTGATAAGAAGATAACTGCTTTAACGGCGCTAACTGGCGCTAACACGGCTAGCACAGATGTGTTCCCTATTGTGGATGTGTCGGCTACGGAAACTAAAAAGATTACGGCAGCAGAGTTGGCTGCCGCTATTGCTGTTATTGGTTTGGATGCTGGTGGTGGTGTTCCAACAAAGATTCATGGTATTGAACTACCTGCTACACATATGATTCGTTTTGAGGGTTCTACCGATAACGATTTTGAAACCTTTTTGACGGTTGTGGACCCGACTGCTGACCGTACTCTTACTTTCCCTAATGAGACTGGTACTGTTGCTACTCAGGCTTATGTTGATACTCAGGTTGCTGGGGTGTCGGTAACGGTTGATTTTGCTGATGCCGATAATGTTTTATGTAACGCAGTATTTAACTAGGGAACGATTTAACCACTTATTAGGAGATAACACATGGCAACATTTACAAAAAACCACCTTAGCGGTTCAACTGACGGTAAAGGCATCAAGGTTGTTCAGACTGCTACGGCTGGTACAACGATTCATACTGGTCCTACGAACACAGCACATTTCCATGAGGTGTGGTTGTATGTGGTAAATACTTCTGCTTCTGCTGTTAAATTGACGATTGAGTGGGGCGAGGCTACTGCACCTGATGGCAACATTGAACTAACAGTTCAGCCTGAGACTGGTTTAACTTTAATTGTTCCTGGTTTGCCGTTGCAAGGTAACGCTACTGCTCTTGTTGTTAAAGCGTTTGCTGCGACTGCGAATGTTCTTGTTATTCACGGATATGTAAACGAAATCGCTTAAGGTTTAGCGATGTCTAGATACGGTCAGCGCACACGGGTTTCAACTTCTGTTAGCGATTGGTTGCCTTCTAATCCAGCATTAAGAATAAGTGGCGGTCAAGAAACTGTTACTGTTGGTGGATTTACATATGTTGTATTTACTTCTTCGGGAAGTCTTACTACAACGGGTAAAGGTAGTTTAGATTGTCTTGCTATTGGCGGTGGTGGTTCTGGTGGATTCGGTCAAGCAGGCGGTGGTGGTGCTGGTGAACTTGATTTGTTTACTTCTACCACTATTGCAACTAACGGCACAACGGTATCTGTCATTATTGGTGCTAATGGTGTTGGTACAAGTGATGATACTACGAATACAAACGGCGGAACTACAACTATAGAAATTAATGCTGTAAATATTCTTACTGCATTGGGTGGCGGTGCAGGCAGACAAGGCACTGGAAATACTGGTGGTAGCGGTGGCGGCGGCGACCCAACTGGTGGAAGTGCATCTGGTTCTAACACATTTGCTGGTGGTGCAGATGGTGGATTCGCTTATGTTACTGGTGGTGGCGGTGGTGCTACGGCTGTTGGTGGTAACGGTAGTTCTACTAAGTCTGGTAATGGTGGCGCAGGATACACAATGACAAGTATTGATGCCAATTTGACTGCTGCTAATTTTCCAACTTCATTTACAGGAATGACGGTGCTTGCTTCTGGCGGTGGTGGCGGTGCATACAACTTTCTTGGTCGTGGCGTTGGTGGAACTGGCGGTGGTCAAGGTGGCGATGGAACTAGCGGCGGTTCAACTGCTGGAGTCTCTTATGGTTCTGGTGGTGGCGGTGGTGGTCGCAACGGTTCTGCGCCATATACCCAAAACGCAGGGAAAAATGGTAAATCGGGGGTTGTTATTTTTAGGGTTGCATCATGATTAACAATTATGCACAAATAGAGAACAACACAGTTGTCAATGTAATCGTTGCTGATGAAAATTTTATTGCAACACAAACAACCAAAACCTATGTTCTTTGTAGTCGTGGTGGTATTGGTTGGACTTTTGATGGAACAAATTTTATTCCACCGAAACCATATCCATCTTGGATTCTTGACAGCAATTATAATTGGCAGCCGCCAACACCAAAACCTGATGACATTCTTGTTTGGGTTTGGAATGAAACAAGTCTGTCTTGGGAACATTAAATTACGACACTTTTCCTAGAAGCGGAACTCATACACTTGGATTGATTCTTGATTTGGCTTTCCCAAATTATAAAAAGTTTTGGGGGCAACACAATCCTAAAACTTTAAACAACGATAATGCTATTACTGTTGTTAGACATTATAAAGATGCAATTAGTTCATTGTGTTGTTTAGATACAAAACTTAATATTCAAAAAACGATAGATACATATTGTTATTTTTACGAAACAATAAGTCAATTTAATGTTTATTATTGTTCGCTTGTTGATTTAAGCGCAGAACCAAACAAAGTTATGTTTAACTATGCTCAAAAATATAATTTGGATAAACCTTCTTTTGTTAATGTTCAAGAATATCAAGACCAAATGTTGCACAAATTTCCAGACTGTTATCCACGACAAATATCAAACACTAAAGCAACAATTTTAGGCTGTATTGAAAATGCTGATTTGTCAAAAATTGAATTGTTGTGGCAAGGATTGAACAAAAAATGCGCAATTTAACTAGGTGGCTTATACCGCTACCAGCAATCCTGTTTGCGGTTATACCGCAAAATGCTAACGCAGAACCAGTTGCGGGTTTAGCAACCACCTATTATACGATTGATGTAATCCCGCCAGTTCAATCAACTGACGAATACCCTGTCTGCGGAACTGAGACAGAAAACAATATAAACCGTTCCTATGATGGTGAACCATACGAGGATTGCACAGGCGACCTGTTCATGGTTCACATGACAGGGTACATAAACATCCCTGAACACAACACGATTGAGTTCATGCTCGCTCACGATGATGGTGGTGAGATAACTATTGACGGCAACACATTCGGTGTTTGGAATGACCAAGGTTGTTCGTGGAGTATGTCGGACGAACTAGAACTTGACGCTGGGAGTTTGCCGCTTCAGTTGTTTATGTATGAGAACGGCGGTGCGTCCTGCCTGATGCTCGCATGGAACATTGATGATGAAGGCTGGGCGATAGTCCCAGACTCGGCGTTCACTACTAGTAGTAGCCCAACCACCACAACAACAACCACGACCACGACAACCACAAGCACGCTGCCAGAGACAACAACAACAACTTCAACCACGACTTCATCTACGACAACCCTTCCCATACAAACGACCACAACGACTTCAACAACTCTTGCACCAACAACCACGCAAACGACAACAACAACGACAGTGCCTGCCACCACAACGACAACAACTGAAGCACCTTATGTGCCAACTCAAACAACATCTACAACCGAACCTTTA